CTCGTGATTTTGCTGTCTCTATCCGTGTGGTATTTCCACGGGTGCATCTCGTCGAATACCGGCTCACCCAGGCCAGCCTCAGCAAGGAGACCTTTGCACTTGGGGGAGACGGTAATCTGTCCCTGTTTAAACGAGCTTCGTACTCGCTCAATCAGGACAGACTCGGCCCAGTATGACATGCCGAAGTGGACACTAGCGTTTTTAGTCCAGATTTCCAGGGCGCTTTCCCCTGCATCCCTCCGGCCCTTGCCAGCGATGTCCATGACACCAGTCCTGATTCGTGCCGAAAACGGGTGGGCATTGAACAGGTCACACATGTCCGTAGTGAGTAAGCCCTGCTCGTAAAACTCGTCGAAGAAGTAGAACCGTTTAAACTTCTTCCGGCGCTCCACCTTGAGAGTACGCCGGTTCATGAACTCCTCGAACTCATCCCATATCGCCACGAACAAGACGGCGTAGGCGCTCGCGTAACCAGGGTCAATCCAGATTTCGTACGTCACACCGGAGCTAGGAATCTCAATGTCCTTGACGTGCTCTGCCCTGGCTTCCTTGAGCACGCGCCAGCCAGGGGGTCGAGCCTCAGCCGCGACCCTCATAGCGAACACGTCATCTGTGTAGGTTCTCTTGAGTCGAAGGATCTCCGAATCAGTCTTGCCGCCGGGGAACTCGTGTGTGTTCGTCCAGGTCGGGAACGAGTAGGTCACGATGTCCAAGTGGTTCGGGCGGTTGCCCATCAAGGCCCACTCGTGGTACCAGCGCTGCGCGTCTTCCAGTGTCCCGGAATAAATGAGGAAGCTGCGCTTGTTGCTGATGCGTCCTTGCATCCTCTCGATGGCGCGGTACAGCGTGTTGCCTGCCTCGCATGCGGCGCCACCTTCGATGTCGAAAGACCGGATACTGTTCGGATCGTCACAAGACCAGGTCTGGATGACGACTCCGTACTTCGTCACCATCGACCACTGGCCCTCCTTCGGCTTCGAGAGCAGGGGTAGGTGCAGGAGGTCGAGTTCCCGGAGCCAGCCTTCGAGCAGATCAAACTCGCGACGGGGCTCGGCGTAGGTTGGGCCGAACAGCATGAAGTGAGGATCGCGTGGGCGCTCTTCTTTGAAGTCGACCTTGGCCGACCCGTCAGGGTTCAGGAACTCATCGGTCTTCTCAAGGGGAAGCAGGACGATGTGAGGCAGCATGATACCGGCCGTGCCGAAGGTCTTGCCTCCGCGCTCGCCCCCAATGATTAGAGGGAACCTGTCCGGCGTGCTGATGCACTTGTGCTGCTCGGGGGTGAAGGTAATCTTTAGCCCATCGTAGACAGGCTTACATTCTGCATACGGCAACCTACGCATACGGGGTACCGTCCGCATTCATGATCGGCTCTCGCTCTGACATCTCAGTGAACTCGCCCTCTATCGGAGGTTCTTCCAACTCCTCTGGCTCCTCCGGCGTAGCGAGCTGCTTTGCCTTCAGTAGCTCCTTGAAGAGACCGCCAAGGGCGCTGTCGGGAGCGTTCTTGTCAGCGGGCTTGTTCCACTCGCCTGCCTCTTTGGCGATGGCCTCCAGGTTCTTTCGCTTCTGGTCGATGAGCCGGATGGTCTCCTGGGCTGACAACTCGCCGCCGTCCAGCAAGTCCTCGATACGGTCGACATCTCTCTCCAGCATGTCGACGCGGGCTTCGCGTTCGAGCTTCATGCCGTCCCGGATGTCCGATGCCACCCCCTCTCGAACGGCCACGATCCGGCGGTGGATACGCGGCTTGAAGATCCAGTTGTGGTAGCTCTTCTGTGTAAACGTCTTCCACCCCTGCGCCTCGGCGAAGTGGAGGTACATGTCGAAGTTCTCGCCGTTGGCGGCAGTGAACTGGATGAGCTTTTCTTCTGCTCGGTCACTCAAGAACCGGCCGTACTTGCTAGTCATTGACCAGCCTCCCGCGCTGCGTCAGTTCCCTCTTGAACTGAGGAGAGACACCATGGACGCCGGGCTCGGGCTCGAACTCGTCAAACCCCTCGATGGGGACTACCTTGACGAACGTCGTGTTGGTGCGGATGCACTCACCGCGCTGAAGCATCGCGGCCTTGTACTCCGGACGACAGTCCCAGCACCAGGCGCACGCCTTGGATGGCCGGTCTCCAGACTCAAGAAGGGAACGTCGATAGACCCGATACGTCTCGCGGTCTTCAAAACAGGACGGATAGTCCACAATGCTCCAGTGAACTTCCCCAGCCGTTTAAACGATGAATCTATTCTACCACACGAGGGTCGTTATCTCAATCCCACACACGCATTACGCAACCGGGTACGTCGTCTTCGACTGAGGTTGGAGGATGTGCCCGCCCGCGTTGTAGTCCAGCTCCATCTCGATTCGGGCCAGGTCTCCCATTCGATTCTTCGTGATGCTGAGCAGGAGGGTGCAGCCGCCGTCGCGGCGCAGGGATGTCCGGATACCCTCCCGCGTCAGGCCAACCCAGCCCTCCTCGCCGGGGCGCACCGGCATGATAGAAATGCAGTTGTCGGCGTCCTGGTACTTGGACGAGCTACCCTTCATCTCCTCGGGGTCGAGGTCGGCCGCATTCCGCATGCTGCGCTCGCCCTTGGAAACGTGACTCACGATGTTGATGTGAACCTCGGCCCGCTTCGACAAGTCCTTGAGCTGTTTCATGATGGCTGCCGTGTGCTGGACACTGCCCTCTTCGAGGCGCCGGGAAGACACCATGTCGACCAGGTCGACGATCACGTACTTGATGTCTTTGTACCGCTTGGCCCGCATGACCTCGCTCCTGAGCAGGGAGATGTCAATGTCCGTCCGGTCGGACTGAAGGATCGGGAAGGTCGCCAGCCTCTTTGTCGCCGCCCTCAAGTGCTCCGCGTAGTCGCCCAGGACTCCGTCCTGTCGCAGCCAACGGATGTTCATGCCCGCCTCAAGCTGAAGCACGCGCTCCATCACTTGGGTTGCGGACATCTCGGTGGTGAACCAGTAGCCGGGTATCCCGTTCTTGGCGTACCGCCAGCCAATGTTCTGAAGTACGAGGCTCTTGAATCGCGATGACGGTGCGTACCACATCGTGACCTCGCCCGGCCGCTGTCCGTCCATCGTCTTGTCGAACTCGGCCCAGCCCGTCTCCAGTCCCGTGATGGCGTTCGGGTTGGCGATGTACTCCTCCACCCTGGCCGCAACACCCTTCATGGCCTCGGCCATCCCGATGGTCTCGGTCGCCTCGTCATCATCGGAGATGCGGGTCAGTGACCCCTCCAGGTCGAACAGTGTCTGCTTCAAGTCTTCCGGGTCACAGATCGTTGCGAGACGAACCTTCTCTTGGAGCGCCTGGAGCGCACGCTGGCGCCGCTTGGTCTCGACCCGCTCCATCCAGAACTCGAACTCCTCCGGGTTCACGCCCTCCACCATGCGGGTGATACCGTCGGCGCCGCCCAAGTCAGACAGGGCGGTCGAGTTGCCCTTCTTCATCCCCTGCAACGTCCGGACAACCGTCTCTGTGGTGACCGGCTTCTGCTGTCCGGCCAGTATCCCGATGGCGGTGAGCGCCAGGAAGTGGGGCCTGTAGAAGAAGTGCTCGTGATTGAGCACGCCCGCCACCCTCTCGACGGCGCCCGGTGAGAGCATCGCCGCGCCGAGGACTTTCGCCTCAGCCTCTACATCATTGGGGACAAGGCCCCCGCTTAGTTCGTTCATTCCACTTCCCGGAGATGGAGACGGGGCGGCTTGCACCGCCCCGTCAGGCCGACACGCCAATACAGCAAGGGGAGGCCGTTGCCGGGAACCCAAGTTACCAACTGGGCAACGCCTCTAGCAGTCAGGATCGACTTCGAGTAGGTCAGAGACACTATTTATGAAGCAGTCCCCGCCATCCTACCTCGTTAGACTCAGCCCGTTCAGTTCGTAGCCAAGTCAGCCCACCAAGTGCTAGTCGTCCTCCTCCAGGTCGTCTTCGACCTCGTCTTCCCATTCCGGGTCAGGATCTCCATCTCCGGATTCGGATTCGGGCTCGGGCTCAGGCCCGGACTCGGACTCGAACTCGAACTCGGACGCCCGTTGGGCAGCCTCAGCCTGCAAGACCGTGAAGGATGCGTCGGTCAACTGTTCGGCGAGTCCTTGCATCTGGAACGCCGGGATAGCGTTCATCGCTACCAGGCGGTCTTTGAGGTAACTGAGCAGGAAGACTTGGCCTTGCTGCCACGCCACCATGAACCCGGTGTAGTTGGCCTCGATGTCGCCCCGTTCTTGTGACCGTTGAAGGATCTGCTCCCCGTCCTCACGGAAGTCACAGACCATGCACTTCTGTTTCCGGTGCTTGGTCTGGCGCTCACGCTTCTCAACAGTGTCCGCGTGACGTTCGCCTTTATTGGCTCGCTTATCCCGAGCCTCCCGGCGCCGCTTCCTGGGTGTGTCGTTCTTTGCCATGTGACCCTCCGATGGTTCAACGGTTGGAGTGACCCGGCCGCGCTTGCTGGCCGGGGAAGTCCAGGTGCGGCCGGGGCCACTCCTTACCCGTCTGCGAGAGTGTACCACGTTTCCAGTCGAAACCAAATCCGCCAGCGGAAAAAGATTTTTCCACCAGTTTCTGCGATTTCTGGACTTTTCCGGAATTCATGTGTTACGCTCTACTCCCGCTCTCGGCGGACTGGTCTGGACAGGCCGGAGCCGGAGCCTGCTAGACCGCCGCTTCCAGCGCGGCTAGCCAGTCCCGGGACGGCGACGGCCTGAGCCAAGGCCCGGCCCGCCCCGGGACTGCCCAGACTGTTTG